ATTACGTATGACGTAACCGGTCTCGACGGCTCGTCCCGGACTCTCACAAGAGACCAAATCTGGCATCTTCGGGGGCCAACAATCGATGGTTTCCATGGCCTAGATGTAGTGAGGCTGGCACGCGAAGCGATCGGCCTGGCCATGGCGACCGAGGAGGCCGCAGGCCGTTTGCACAAGAACGGTATCCAGAATACCGGCGTCTACGCAGTCGACTCCACGCTGGACAAGAAACAGTACGACGACCTCGCGGCATGGATTAGCAAGCAGTTCGCCGGACTGCAAAATGCAGGCAAGCCGATGATCCTCGATCGGGGCGCCAAATTCCTGAACACCTCTATGAGCAGCGTCGACGCGCAGTCGAACGAAACGCGCAAGACGCAGGTCGAGCAGATCTGCTCCTTCATGGGCGTGCTTCCGATCAAAGTCGGATTCTCGGACAAGACTGCCACCTTCGCCAGCGCGGAAGAGATGAACCGCGCGCACCGCGAAGACTGCCTGTCGCCCCGGTGGGAGTCATTCGAACAGTCGGCGATGATAAATCTTCTGACCGACGCAGAGCTTGAAGAAGGGCTGTATTTCAACTTTACGGAAGAGGGCCTTCTCCGCGGCTCAGCTAAGGATACGAAGGACGTCATCCTGGGTTACGTGAACGGCGGCTTGATGTACCCGAACGAGGGCCGCGATCTGCTCGACCTGAACCCCGACAACGATCCGGCAAGCGACCAGCTTCGCATCCCAGCAAACATAGTCGGCGAGCCGAAGCCCGCTGAACCAGCAATACCAGCTCTCCAGGAGTAAATCCCGCATGCCAAACCCGAATATGCAGCGCAAGGCTGCAGGACGAGTCCTGTCCGCTGAAAACGAGCGCCTGCTGATCGAGGCGCGCAACAACCTCGATACCGTTCTGTCGAAGATGGCCCAGGAAGATCCGGAAGATGCCGGTTCGCTCCGTCACATGAACCGCATGGCGCTGAAGCCGGGTCATGTCCGCGTCAACGCGCAGCTGGCCGACAACGAGGCTGAGGTGCTGATCTACGGCGACATTGGCTACGGCTGGTACGACGAGGGCATTACCGGCGAATCGATCTCGAACCAGATCGCCGGTCTGGACGTCGACACGATCCACGTACGCATCAACAGCGGCGGCGGCTTGGTGTTCGAAGGCCTGGCCATCTATCAAGCATTCGCCCGGCACGACGCTCACATCATCGTCCACATCGACAGTATCGCGGCCTCGATCGCCAGCGTCATCGCGATGGCCGGCGACGAGATTCGCATCAGCGAAGGGGCAAATCTCATGATCCACAAGCCCTGGTCGGGACTGTGGGGTGACGCCGACGCGCTGCGCAAGGAGGCCGATGTGCTGGACCAACTCCAGGCGGGCCTGATCAACATCTACGAGGCTCGCACCGATGCAAAGCGAGCCGACCTGGAAGCCTGGGTCAACGCTGAGACCTGGTTCCTCGGTCAAGCCGCGGTCGATGCCGGCTTTGCCGACGTCATCGTACCGGCCAAGAAGAAAAAGGCTGCTGCCTCGGCAATGCTGAATTACTTCAAGAATACCCCTCAGAACCTGCTGGCATCAGCGGGCACCCCCGAGGTGCGCGAGTTCGAAGCCTTCCTCCGCGATGGAGAAGGGCTCTCGCACGCGCAAGCAAAGCGCATCGCAGCCGCGATGCCGAAGACGAATCGCGACGATTCGTCGGCCCCGACAGAAAAGCCCCTCCGTGATGGTGGGGACCCTGCGGATGAGCAGCGTTCGGTGGCCAACCGCCTGGCGCAGAGCATCAAACAACTTACGTCCACCATCAAGGAATAAATCATCATGGCTGAAAAAGACCCGGTCCAAGAAGTAATGCAAGCGTTCAATGAGTTCAAGGAAACGAACGACGCGAATCTGAAAAAGCAGAACGCGGCGCACGAAGAAAAGCTCGACAAGCTCAACAAGGTTTTCGATAAGTACGAGAACCAGAGCCAGCAACTGGTGTTGATCGAAAAGCAGAATCAGGCAATGCAGGCGCAGCTCGACGGCATCGAAAAGATCGCCAACCGCGCCGGCCTGGGCGGCGATGCCGATCCGCAGGCAAAGGCTGCGCGCGAATACATGGACGCCTTCAACCGCGTCATGCGCAAGTCGGGCAGCGACCGCGATCCGGCCGACATGCAGATCATCCGTGATCGCTCGGCAGCGCTGGTCAAGGGTGACGACGCGAGCGCCGGCTACCTGCTGGCCCCGCCCGACATGCAGAAGGACATCATCAAGAACATCATCGAGATGACCCCAATCCGCGCGCTGGCAACCGTGCGCACCATCGGCGGCGACAGCCTGAAGATGCCGCGCAAGACCGGCAACGGTTCGGCCTCGCGTATCGGTGAAGTGCAGAAGCGTACCAACACCGGCGACCCGGCCTACGGCATGCTGCAATTCTTTGCGCCGGAGATGTTCGCGCGCATTGAGATCTCGCAGCAAATGCTGGAAGACTCGGATTACGATCTGTTCGCCGAGCTGCGTGACGACGCGGCCGAGCAGTTCGCGGTGCGCGAAGGTCAGGAGTCGATCAGTGGTAGTGGCGGCTCGGCGCAACTCGAGGGCGTGCTGGTCAATCCCGACATCGGATTCAGCAAGAGCGGCGACGCCAACCTGTTGACTGCTGACGGCATGCTGGCCGTGTACAGCGACCTCAAAACCGCCTACGCCCGCAACGCGATCTGGGGTCTGAATCGCAACACGCTGGGCCAGGTGCGCCGCCTGAAAGAAAATGGCACTACCGGCCAGTACCTGTGGGCCCCGGGCATCGCGACCGGCGCGCCGAACACCATCCTCGGCGCCTCGTATGCCGAAATGGCTGACCTGCCGAACGTCGCGGCCAATGCGCATCCGGTCGTGTTCGCCGACTGGAAAAAGCTGTACGTGATCGCCGACCGCGTGAACGTGTCGCTGCAAGCCGACTACACCACCGGTGCCGATGATGGCCTGGTCGTGTTCCGCGCGCGGCGCCGTGTCGGCGGTGGCGTGCGTCAGGCCGAAGCCGGCCGCAAGCTGAAGATCGCGGCCTAATCGCCAGCCAGTCCCCGGCCGCGCGCCGGGGGCTCATCGCAACCCATTCACAAGGAAAACCGCCATGCGTGACCTGAAATCCAATATCAAGCCAGTGCAGTCGCTGGTGCCGATCAACCGCAATGCGGCTGCAAATGGCTCGGGCGTTGACCTGTCCGGCTTCAACGGCGCCTCGGTTCTGTTCTCGAGTGGCGCGATCGGCGGCACTGCTTCGCCAACCTTCACCTTCGAAGTGCAGGAGAGCGACGACAACACTACGTTCACTGCCGTCGCTGACAGGGATCTCCGCGGCGTTGAGCCGGTGATCACCACCGCCAACCAGATCTCGCAGGTCGCCTATCTCGGCTACAAGCGATACATCCGCGCCGCTCTGAAAACCGTGTCCGGCACCTCGCCAACGCTCGACTGCGCCGCCGCCGTCATCCTCGGCCATCCGACCAACGCGCCGACCGCCTAAGTGTCGCGGGCGGCTTCGGCCGCCTATCCACCGGAGAGACCATGCACATTCGCATGTTGAAGACTGAAAACGGATCGGTTGACGGAATCCGTGTCGCCTCCTACGAGGGCGGCGCGGATTACGTGCTAGGAGCCACTGACGGCGAGCGCTCGCTCGCTGCGGCATTTGTTGGCGCAGGCTGCGCAGTCGAGCTGAATGGCGCTCAGCATGGCCATGATGGAGATGGTGATGGCGATGCTGCGCCGAGCGGCGGTCCGGAACCAGGAAATCCAGGAACACCTATCGACGAACCCGAGCCGGCCGCACCAGCAGCAAAGCAAGGCCGCGGCAAGAAGCAGTAACACCCTAGGCCGCCCGTCGGCCGCCGCCTGGAGGTCGACATGATCCACCTGAAGATGACCGCGCAAACCTCGGTCATTCGCGCCTATGACCAGCCAGGCGGCTACGAAACCCGGCGACCCTACCAGGCCATCGTCACGGTGACCCACCTCACCGACAAAATCGTCTACCTCCATGGCGCCGTCGGCGTGGTCTGTCGCGAGACCTGGGAAAGGACGCTCGACCTGCTGCGCGAACGCGGCGTCACCACGGTGATGCTCGAGCGGCACGGGCGCATGAAAACAATCGAGCTGTCGGCGTCGGTCGGCACGGAATCACCAGAATAAATCACGAACGAGGACCACATGCCCGCATTCACCAAGCTGCAAAAATTCCCTGAAGCTGTGGCCCACGGTAAGCACAACCTGAGCACGGCGCAGATCAAGGTCGCGCTGACGAACACGCTACCCGTGGCGGCCACTGCCGGCGTGCTGGTCGACATCACCGAGATCGCCTATACCTACTGCTCGAGCCGCAACGTCACGACGAGCGCATCCGCCCAGACGGGCGGCACGTACAAGCTGACCTGCGCCGACCTGACGCTGACTGCCACTGGCGGCTCCGTTGGTCCGTTCCGTTACGCCGTGCTCTACAACGACTCGGCGACCGCCAAGGACCTGATCGGCTTCTACGACCGTGGCGACAGCATCACGTTGCTCGACGGCGAGTCCATCCTGCTCGACCTCGACCAGGCGGCCGGCGTCCTGACCTTGGGCTAATCATGAGCCTGGAACAACAAGCCGCGCTGCGTGCTGAGGCTCGCGCGAACCCGGCGTGCTCGGCCCCGCTGGCTGCTCGCGATTGCGCGGCACTGGCCAGCCTGCTGTCGGCGGGCCGCACCAGGGCGAATGAGCGCGAAATCGGGTGCGGCACGATCCTCGAGGTGCTGGGCATTGCCGCCGGCAACCAGTTGATCGACTTCATCAAGTCAAACGCCGACCTCCGCTACGTCGTGCCGCTGCTCGACCAGGGCCGGCTGCATATTGGGTCGGCCGTAGTGCAGGCCGCGCTGCAGTCGTTCGTCGGCGCTGGCGCGATCACCCAGGCAGACGCCGACAAGATGTGCGCGATCGGCATGGATCCTGATCCACTGACGCCGCAAGACGTTGCCGATGCACTCTTCCACCCAGACGGGACTGAAAAATAATGGCAATCACAAAATCTGCGATTACCGTCTTTACTTCGGCCGCTGTTCCCGCCGGCGGTACCAAGGCGGCGCCGGCGACGGGTGGCACGGGCACGAGCGTCAGCACGTCGTCTTACGGCCGCAGCGGCCTGACATACCGCATCAAGAACGGCGCGAGTGCGCCAGGCGCCGCCGGCGTGATGGCTATCCAGATTTCGTCCGATGGAGCCAATTGGTTCGACTACCAGACGATGGCTGGCGACACGGTTGCCAACAGCGACAATTCCGGCACCATCGTGATCGACGCCTACGTGCAAAACGTGCGCGCGCTGTGCTACGGCCACACCACGAACCAAGTCACTTTCGAGGCCATCCTTCAGGCTATAGCGGGCTGATATGGCGATGCGCTACCAACCGCAAGGTTTGATGCGCCCGGCGAAGGGGTGGCCGGGACTGACTGGCCTGTTCAACTTCACATCACTTGGGTGCGTTGACGCTGTAGCAAGCCGAAGGCCGACGTTTAATACCATCACAGGGAGCCCCTTCCGCGCGACCCGCATCGGCATCGGCCTGATGAACAACAGCATGAGTGCGGCTGATTCGTTTCTGACCGCGACCCTCGAGGCAGGCACAACCGCCCTAGTCCCGGGGACTGACGCGACTTTCGTATGGATGGGCTCTCTCGCCGACTTGCAGTACGGCGGCGTAATGTGCCGCGGCGATGACAGCATGGGTGCAGGCTCCAGCCTGCGACTGAGCATCACGTCGGCAGGCGAGGCTCGGTTCTCCTACGTCGACACATCACCGGCGGCATTCACCGCGACGACTTCTGGGGCAGGTATTGGCGCTGGCGAGTTAGTGCTCCTTATTGGCACTAAACGCGGTAACACGGTGACGGTCTACTGCAAAGGAAAGAGCGCGAGCGCAAGTGGTGGTAATGGCAATCTGCGGGTTTCGACGCGAGGCGTATCTCTCGGCTACCACGGCTCCAGCGTTACTGCATCGCCCCATGGTGCGGCAATACACGTGCTTGCTGCAACGTTCTCGCGGGCAGTCAGCGCGCCCGAGGTCGGAGCGCTCCAGGTAAATCCATGGCAGCTGTTTGATGACCCGACCGACGAAGACGAACTTACCGTCGGCGCTGCGACTGCCCCGAACAGCTACACCCTGACGGCGGCGCCTGGTGCCTTCGGATTATCGGGTGCGTCCGCATCGCTGCGGGTTATTCGCACGCTGGTTGGCGGCAACGGCTCATTCTCGCTGACCGGAACCCAAGCAGTGCTGCGGGCCGGGCGCCGCGTCGTCGGCGCAACCGGTGTCATTACCCTAGCGGGCGGCGCGGCCGGCTTAATCGTTTCGCGAAAGCTCGCCGGTTCGCCGGGCGAATTCGTGCTGGCCAGCGCCGCAGGAGCGCTTCGGGCTTCTCGCGCACTGGCGACATCGACTGGAACTTTTGCCATTTCAGGTTCAGGCGGTTCGCTTCGCGCATTGCGTCGAGTCAGCGCAGCGCCGGCTGCATTCGCGCTGACCGGTGCCGATGCGCGGCTTGCCGCAGTGCGTCGGCTGGTTGCGAACGTCGGTGCTTTCATGCTCTCCGGTGGCGCGGCGCAGCTTGTGTACTCGCCGGTCGTCGAGGGCAACGTTCTCTTCACGGAGACGGGTCAGTTCTTGTTGACCGGTTCGGCTGTGGGCATGCGCGTCATGCGTCGTCTGCAGGCCGGGTCTGGCAGCTTTGGACATGCTGGCGCCGTTGCAACGATCCGCTGTTCGCGACGCATGGCGGGCGGCCAGGGGGCGTTCGTCGTCGCATCCGGCGCCGCCGTCCTGCGTGTGACGCGGCGCCTGTCGCTCGCACCTGGTGCGTTCGACCTGGCCGGCAACCCGGCCGTGCTTGCCTACGGATCAACGATCGAATACGCACGGGCACCAGCAGGATCCGGCTACACCCCGCAACGCAACGAATACCAGGTGCGCCCGGCTCAGGTCGGTGGTTCCCGGCCGCTAGCAATTCAAAGGAATGTCCGATGACCGCAAGACTTATCATCCCGCCCGCCGCGCTGGCTGTGTCGCTGGAGGCTGCTCGAGCAGCGGCGCGCCTCGACGGCGACCAGGCTGACGCTGAGCTACGCCTCGCGATCGGAATGTACACGGAAGAGGCCGAACACGAAATGCAACGCGTGCTCATCACGCAGACCTGGCGCGTCACGCTCGACGGATTCTCAGCCGCCATCAGGCTGCCATATGCGCCACTGCAGTCGGTCGCGCATGTGCACTTCGAATCGACCTCCGGCACGCTGGAAACCCTCGACCCGCAGGACTACCAAGTAGACAACGTCAGCGAGCCGGGCTATATCGTTCCGGCGCCGGACAGGGCTTGGCCAGCAACAGCGGCGCGGATAAACGCCGTGGAAGTCCAGTACACGGCCGGCTACGGTCCCGACGAAACAAGTGTGCCCGACGCGATCAAAGGTTTCATTCTCGCAAAAGTTCAAGAACATTTCGCTGCACCCGGCACGCCGAAAAGTCCATACCTGTGCCGGTTGTTGGATCGTTACCGGGTGTATCTCTGATGGCCGCCCTGTTCAGGCTTGACGACAAGGTGACGATCGAGCGCAAGACATTGCAGCGCGACCCAGAATATGGAACCGAGTCTGATAGCTGGGAAATTGTGGCGCCATGCATCTGGGCAAATGTCCAGGACGTGCTGCCGAGCCGCGGAGAAAAAACCGATAACGGCCTGGCCACGGCGACGCAGCCAGCCCGCCTGCGCATTCGAAAGTTTCACTTTGTGACGCCGGAGATGCGGGTGACGCTGCACGGCCGCTTCGGCGATCGAGTAATGCAAATCGTGGCGGGGCCGGCCCTAATGGATGATCGAATGCACGTCGAGTGCATGCTTGAGGGGTATTCGCATGGCTGACGAATCAATTTCAGGTGGTCGCGAGCTCGACGCGTTCTTGCAGCAGCTGCCGGTCAAGGTCGAGCGCAACATTCTGCGCGCCGCACTGCGCGCAGGCGCCAACGAGTTCAAAGACGAGGCGAAGCTTCGAGTCCCAGTCGATGAGGGAGATCTGCGCGCCAGTATCCGCGTGACCACGACCTCCAAGCGCGGCACTGTATATGCCAAGCTGAAAGCGGGCGGCAAGCGCGCGCCCCACGCGAACTTGGTGGAGTTCGGTACTGCTGCGCACAAGATCCTGGCAAAACCGGGGCATGCTTTGTCGTTCAACGGCGTCGCGGTGCGCGAGGTCAACCATCCGGGCGCCAAAGCGCAGCCGTTCATGCGGCCGGCGGCCGATAGCCGGCCACCGCAAGCTGTCGCAGCTATCGCTGCCAAGATTCGCGAGCGTCTGACGAAAGAGAACATTAGCACGCCGGCACCGGAGGATTCATGAGCGTCAAGGTCATCCGCGCACTGCTGGTCGGCGCCGCCGCAGTCACCGCGCGCGTCCCAGATGAGCCGGATCGGATCGTAGCGGGCGACATTCCAGCTGCCGCGCAGCTGCCGGCCCTGGGCATCAAGGAAGTGAGCTGTGTGCCAGTGGGCGCCATCGACGCGCAGGCCGAGTACTCGGTCGTCATCAGTCGCGTCCAAGTCACCATGGTCGGCAAGCCCTATCCGGACGTGAAGGCTCTGGCCGACGTGGTGCGGCGCGCCTGCAACTTCCAGCGTGGGCAGATTGCCGGCGTCGACGTCATCAGCGTGGTGCGCGACATCGTCGGGCCAGACCTGGACGACGCCGCAGGCAACAGCATCAAGAGCATCGACTTCAAGGTCACGTACCACGAACCGAACTAGCAGTAGACACTTCAAACCCGCCCGCAACGCTTTCCGCTTGCGGGCTTTTTTATGCCCAAAGGAGAAACATGGGAGTCGCAAGCGGAGTTTATAAACAGGTCACCTACAAGCCGGAAGTGACCTACGGCGTGGCGCCGGCAGCGGCCAGCGCGCAATCGATGCGCCGGGTTGGCTCGTCGCTGAGCCTGTCGAAAGACACGTACCAGTCGGGCGAGATCCGCCCTGACTTCCAGGTCGCGGACTTCCGCCATGGCCTGCGCAAGGTCGGCGGTTCGATCAGTGGCGAGCTGTCCGCCAAGACCTACGCCGACTTCATCGCCGCAGCGCTGAAGAAGGACTTCGTCGCCGGCGTGAGCGTCACGGGCGCGTCGATCACGATCGGCGGCACGGCCGGCGCCTGGACCATCACGCGCGCGGCCGGCTCCTGGCTCACCGACGGCGTGAAGGTCGGCGACGTGGTGCGCGCCACCACCGGTGGCTTCAACGCGGCGAACCTGAACAAGAACGTCCAGGTTACCGCGCTCACCGCCACGGTGCTGACTGGCGTGGTGCTGAACGGCTCGGCGCTCGTCACCGAAGGCCCGATCGCCACCGCAACCGTCGCGGTCATCGGCAAGAAGACGATGATTCCGCAGACCGGCCACACCGACAAGTCGTTCTCGATCGAGCACTGGCATCCGGATGTCCCGGCCAGTGAGCTGTTCACCGGCTGCAAGGTGTCGAAGGTCACCTTCACCTTGCCGGCAACCGGCATGGCCACCGTCGCTGTCGAATTCACCGGCCGTGACGCCAAGGGCGATAGCGCCCAGTACTTCACCAGCCCGACGCCTGTGACCGTCACCGGCACCATGGCTGCCGTCAATGGCGTGGTCAAGGTCGGCCCCGCGACGGGCGGCACGATCACGAGCGCGAGCATCGAGATCTCGGCCGCGCAGTCCAGCGAGCCTGGCATCGGTTCGAACGTCGCCGAGCAGGTGGCCACCGGCCGCGTGATCGTGACCGGTCAGATCACGGCCAAGTTCGATTCGACTGCGCTGCGCGATGCGTTCTACAACGAGACCGAAGTGTCGGCCTACCTGGCCTTCACGGCGGACAACTCGCCGAGCTCGGACTTCATCGCGTTCAGCATGAACCGGCTGAAGGTCAACGGCGCCGACAAGGACGACGGCGAAAAGATCCTGATTCAGACGATCCCGTACCAGGCGCTGCTGAACACCGCCGGCGGCGCCGCGGCGGCCACCGACCTGACCACCATTTCGGTGCAGGACTCGGCCGCTTAAACCCTTTCGCCGCCACGCGCGGCAACCCAGGCACCGGCGGGCCGCTGTCTCCTTTCGCGGGAGCGGCGGCCGGCGCGGGCTCATTTTTTTACCACTCGCGAAAGAGAACCCATGAACACCATGAACACCGCCCAGCCTTCGAACCTGCTGTACAAACTGGTCGACACCCTGGACATCGACGCCTACGAAGACATCGCCGTCGGCAAGCTGACCCTGACGGATCCGCGCACCGGCGCGCCGACTAGCTCTGTCATCGAGCTGGCCAGCCCGGAGCACGAGTCGCGCAAGCGCATCGACCTGGCGCGCACGCGCCGCCTGCGCGCCGAGTTCGCCAACAACGGCAAGCTCAACGCGACGGACCCGCTTGACGACATCGAAGACGAAACCGACTACCTCGTCGCGTCGACGCTGGGCTGGAACCTGACCCGTGGCGGCGTTCCGCTGGAGTTCTCGCCGGCGAACGCCCGCGCCCTGTACACCGACCCGAAAAAACAGTGGCTGCGCGCCCAGGTGCTGGCCGGCATCCGTAAGACCGAGCTTTTTATCAAGGACTCCGCGAAAGCCTAGCGGAGTGCTGCCGGGCCGAGTACGAGCTTCTGGCTCGACAAGGTGACGGCTCAACGCTGCGGGCCCACCTGCAGCGTGTGGCAAAAAACACGGGCGAGGTCGATCCTCGCCTAAACATCCAGTGGCCAAAGCTGGGCCTCCCGCTGTGGGAGGCATTCAAGCGGCTCGATCGCCAGCCAGTGATGGAGGGGATCGGCCCCATCACCACCGCAGGCATCCTGGCGCACCAAGATCTTTACAGAGTCCGCTTCACCGAATGGGAGCTCGAGGTGCTGCAGACGTTTGATCGGATCGCTATGGAAGCCGCCGCAAGACGTTGAACCGACCCGTCGCAAATCAGGGCGGGAACTTCATAACGCCGCCTACGGGCGGTTTTTTATTGGGCAGATCAATGGTCATCAGCGAAATGGAGATCCGCCTCCGGGCCGACATCGCCCGACTTCAGCGCGACATGGATTCCGCGCGTCAGGTTGTGGGCAATGCCACTGCAGGGATGGAGCGCGCCGCCAACGCGGCCAAAGGCGCAATCGCGTCGATCGCATCCGGACTCGGCATCCAGCAATTCGCCCAGATGATCGATCAGTACCAGAAATATTCGGCGCAGCTGAAGCTCGCGACGAGCACGGAGCGCGAGTACGCTGCGGCTCGCTCGGACGTCCAGCGCATCGCTCGAGTGGCGCAGCAGGATCTCGGTGCGACCGGTGTCTTGTACGCGAAGATTGCAAACGGAACGCGCGAACTTGGCGTAACTCAGGCGCAGGTCGCTGCCATCACCGAAACGGTCAACATGGCACTGAAGGTGTCTGGCGCTACTGCTTCAGAGTCCGCATCTGCGCAGCTGCAGCTGTCCCAGGCATTTGCGTCCGGCACTTTGCGCGGCGAAGAATTCAATGCTGTCAACGAAGCGGCGCCGCGCCTCATGTTAGCCCTGGCGGACGGAATCGGCGTGCCCGTGGGCGCCCTTAAGAAGATGGCCGAGGAGGGAAGAATCACCTCTGAAATCATGGCTGACGTGCTGCCGAAGGCGCTCGTAAAAGTTCGCGAAGAAGCGCGCGAAATTCAGACCATCGGCGGGGCAATGACCGTGCTCAAGAATAGTGCGATGGAATTCGTTGGCGTGCAGGCAAACGCGAGCGGCGTTGTATCGGCACTTACAAGCTCCATCGAGGGACTGGCCGACAATCTTGCCTATGTCGCCGCGTCCGGTGCTGCTGTCGCTACTGTATTTGCCGGGCGCCTGGCGGGAAGCCTCGCCTCGACAACGGTGGAAAAGGTGAAGGGGATCGCTGCCAGCATTGAGCAGGCAAAGGCAAACGAGCTTGCGGCTGCGGCAGAATTGCGCCGCGCTCAGGCAGAGCGCCAATCCGCGCTGATTGCGCAATCGCGCGCTCGTGAAGCGACGATCACAGTGCGAGCAGAGGTTGCTGCCGATCAGCAGCGCATGGCTTCGTCCGCCGCTGCAGCCGAAAGTGCGGTCTTGGCGCGCCAAGCTCAATTCGTAGAGACCGCAAACATCGTCCGTGCAGAAATTGCTCTGGAGCAAACGCGCCACGCCGCGCAGATTAATGGCATCGGGCGCGCCGCGCGCGTCGCTGAAATGGCGGCGCTGGCAACACAGCTCGCAGCCATCGAGAAGGGTATGGCGGCATCATCGGCAGAATTGACCGCAGTGCGGATCGCAAATGAAAACGCTGCATCAAATGCCGCAGCTGTAGGCGCTGCCAAGATCGCGGCTGCACGTGAAGCCGAAGTCATTGCAACTGGCGGCGCAGCTGCCGCGACCCTTCGCATGCGACTCGCCAGTGCGGCGCTGACCACTGCAATGGGAGCAGCATCAATCGCTGCTGGTGTATTCCGCGGTGCCCTGGCGCTGCTGGGTGGCCCGGTCGGTGCCGTCATCACGCTCCTTTCGCTTGGCGCTATCGGTTGGACAATGTGGGGTAATAAGGCACAGGAAGGCAACGACAAAGCACTTAAATCGACGGAAGAAACTGGCGCGGAAATGATTGCGCGCCTGGACAAGCAAATCGAAAAGCTCAGGGAGCGGAACAAGCTTGCTGAGACGGAGCCGCGCTTGAAGGGCATTAACGAGTTAAGCGACGCCGACCGCGACGGGCTTGCGCGAGCCAAAGCGGCGCTTGACGCAAATCGAGCCACTCAAAAAGGAACGGCGGACGACCATGCACGGATGCTCCTGCAGCTGGACGAGATCAATCTGATCAGCACCTATGAAACGCAGTTGAAGCGCGTAGGCGAAGTCCAGGAGGAAGTTGCTCGTGCAGCGAAGAATACTCGCGACACCGATCTGAAGGAGTGGTACGGGAAGAATGGCACGGCCGCGCAAAAAATGGCTGCCGAGATGGATGAGCTTAGAAAGAAATTTGGCACGATCCCGCCCGAGATGGAAAAGCTTATCCAGGCAAAATATGCTGACAAGGGCGCCGCGCAGAATATCAAGCAAGAGGAAACCGCATACACCAACTTGATAACTTCGATCCGCGAGAGGATGGCGGCTAACGAGCTCGAGCTCAGCGGCTACGACAAGCTTTCGCAGTCGCAGCAGATGACAATCAAGCTGGACGCGGCAATCGGTACTGGCAAGAATAAGCTGAGCACCGAGCACATCAAGGAGGGGCGCGCGCTGATCGGCAAGGTCGAGGCGCAGGAGCAGGCTATCGAGGCCCAGCAGCGGGCGGCGAAGTGGGCTGAAACTGAAGCGAAGAACGATTCTGACCACTATGACCGCCTGCGCGCCAGCACCGCCGCCATCGGCGACCAGATCAACAAAGTGGAGCGTGAGATCGAGACGTACGGTCTGGCTGAGTCGGCGGCTATCGAGATGGAAAAGGCCAAGCTCGAGGCAAAGCTAGCGCTTGGTCCGGCCACTTATGCGGAGCTGATCGCGCTCGACGAGCAAATCGCGAAGATGGGCAAGCTGGCCAGCCTGGCTAAAAATAAGGAGGCACTCGACGCGAATAAGAAGGCGGCTGACGAAATGGCCGAGGAGCAGAAGCGGCTCTGGGGGGATATCGAGCGCACGGCTCACGACACCTTCATCAGCATCTTTGACAGTGGCAAATCGGCTTTCGATCGCCTGAAGGACGCGCTGAAGAATGGCCTGTACGAGCTGCTGTACCAGATGACCATGAAGAAGTGGATCATGAACATCAGCGGCAATGTCGCCGGCAGCGGTGGCGGCGTCAGCAGCATCGCGCAGGCGGCAGCGGGTGGTGGTGGCTTCGGCAACATCGCCAGTATGGCCAGCAACGCATACGGCGCGGTCACAGGCGGCATGACGCTAGCGGGCGGTCTCGGTACCGGGTTCATGGGCTCGCTCGCCGGCGGCCTTCAGGGAGCTGGCATTGGCTCTGGCCTGGCCTCGTCGTCGGGGCTGGCGCTGGGCAACGGGATTGTCGGCGTGATCGGCGAGGGCACAGCATCGGCGCTCGGTACCGGGCTTTCGACGTTGGCGGCCGCGGCGCCGTACCTGGCTGCGGTCATGGCGGCCTATGTCGTGTGGAAGAAGCTCGACACCTCCGGCACCTACCACGCCGGCGGCGCGGCGTCGGCCACGTCGGCAGGCGTCACAGCTGTTTCGGCAGGCTCGTTGAACATGGAACGGATCCAGTCCAACGCTGCGACACAGTCGATGGTCGCCCAGTTGGCCCAGGGCGTCGTTGGCATCCTCGACTCGACGGCGCTCGCTTTCGGCAAGACGGCCGGCTATCAGGCCGCGACCGCGTTTGCCGACGACACCAGCAAGGATGGCGCCTGGGGCTCGCTCGTGATCAGCAAGCTGGGCCAGAGCATCGTGAACTGGCAGGACACGCGCGGCAACGGCAAGTGGTCGCAGAAGACGTTCGCTGATGGGGAGAAGGGTCAGGAGCAGTACCTGGCCGCCCTGACGTCGTCGGTGCGCATCGCGCTGGACTCGATCGGGCTGCCTGACTGGGCCCGGACGATGTTGAACGGCGTCGCGTCGGACGCTTCGCTCGACGACTTGGCGAAGGTGGTCGACCAGGTCAACCAGGCCCAGGCAGCACTCGGCGCGATGCGTTCGCAACTGGCAGGCTTTGCGAACCTGAGCGATACCGCGGTGAGCGCGCTGATGGCGGCGTCCGGGGGCATCGAAAAACTGTTCTCGAGCGCGAGCGCGTACTACGACGCCTTCTATACCGAGGCGGAGAAGAACTCGACCGTGAACGGACAGATTGCCAAGCAGCTGGCCGCCGTGAATCTGGCGATGCCCGCAACAAGGGACGGTTTCCGCGCGCTGGTCGAGGCGCAGATGTCACTCGGCACGCAGGGCGCGGAGTCCGTGTCGGTGCTGCTGGGCGTGGCCGGCGCGTTCGCGCAGATGCATCCCGAGGTTGAGGCGGCCACGAAGGACCTGGCCGCCCAACGCTCGGCGGTGACTGAGGCCTACAACGCCGAAGCTGACGCGCTAAAGGCCACGACGGGCCGGCTCGGATCTTTTGCCACCAGCTTGCGCGACCTGAACAAGAGCGCCTTGCTGGGGAACCTGTCGCCGCTTTCGCCGCAGCAGAAATATGCCGAGGCGAAGGCCCAGTATGAAGGTGTGCTGGCCGCCGCGCGCGGTGGAGATGAGGGCGCCCAGTCGAACTACCGAGATGCGTTCACCTCATTCCTCGAGGCGTCGCGCACGGTGTTCGCCAGCAGCACCCAATACCAGACGGACTTCGCATATGCGCAGGCCGCGACGGAGGAGGCCGCGCGCTGGGCTGAGGCGCAGGTTGACGTCGGCCAGGCGCAGCTGGACATGCTCAAGTCACAGGTCTCCGGGATCATCGAGATCAACCAGTCGGTGCTGTCGGTGCGTGATGCGCTGCTGCAGTACAGCGAAGCGATGAACAAGAACACCGCTCCCCTGACTGCTGTAGCGCCGCCGGTGAACACGCCGATTCCGTACGGTTCGTACGGGACGTCCAACACCGAGCCGCTGGTGGCCGAGATCAAGTCGCTCAACGCGAAGATCGAAGCTCAAACCCAGGTGATTCAGCAGCAGACCGTCCAACTGACCATGGCGGCCCACAATTCTGCCAGCGATAACGCGGATCAGGTCTCGGAAGCTGTCCGGGTCGCCAAGCCTATTTACAACAGGGTTGCCGTCGAATGACTGATGCTCAATATCTGGACTGGCTGAAAAGCCAGGCCGCGTACCGTTGCGTCCTCATCGAGGTCGCAGTGCAAATCGGTGGCGTGGAGTCCGTCGTCTACTTGGCGACGAAACCATTCACCTCCGGCGCCGCCGATACGCCGGCAAACACGATGTATCTGCCAATCGCCACCGTGGGCACGCTATTTACGGAGCAGCTGTCGCTTGAGGGTGACGGCGCGCTATCGGCGGGTGAGCTGGAGATCGACAACACCGGCGGCGAGCGCGATGCATGGACCGGCACGGGTTATGTCTTTATGAATCGCTCGATGAAAGCTCGCCTCGGCGACATCCGCTGGACCCTCACTGACCTGCCGCCGATCAGCCGGATCTTTGATGGAATATCGGCCGACATCGCACCGCGCGGGCGCAACAAATTCGGGCTAAAACTGCGTGATAAGTTGCAGCGCCTGAACACGGCGATCAGCGAAGCCAAGATGGGTGGTGCTGGCGAGAACCAAGACGCCTTGCTGCCGATCGCGCTGGGTCAGGTGTTCAATGTCACGCCGCTGCTGATCGTGCCTGCTACTTTGAAGTACCAGGTTCACGCTGGTCCAATCGACAGCATCATCGAGGTCCGAGACAATGGGGCGCCCGTGGCATTCACCGCTGACCTGGCGACCGGGACGTTCACGCTTGCGGCAGAGCCGGCCGGCGCGGTCACTGCATCGTTGCGTGGCGACAAGTCGCCGGTCTATGCCGAAACCGCGGCGCAGCTGGTGAAGCGCCTGGTCACGGGCTATGGCAAGGTGACCGACCGTTTCATCGACGACGACATCGACCTGGCCAGCTTCGCTGCATTCGACGCTGCGCACCCGCAAGGTATGGGGTTGTACGCGACGGATCGCATGAACGTCCTGACGGCCTGCCAAATGCTGGTGGGCAGCCTGGGTGGGCAACTGGTGATGTCGCGATTAGGGAAACTGCGGATCGTTCAGCTTGCGCTTCCCGGCACCGGCACGCCGTTTGTGATCCGGCCAGAGCACATGGTCGACGGCACGCTCTCGCCGACCGGGCGCACAGCTGCGGTGGGCGCGGTGAAGCTCGGCTTCTGCAAAAACTGGACTGTCCAGGAGGCGGGTACGCTCGCGGGAATACCCGATCGCCACAAGGATCTGTTCTCCAACGAGTGGCGCACCACTACTAAGTCGGACGCGGCCACCCTGGCGAAATTTAAGCTGAACGCCGAGCCGGTGCAGCAGGACACGCTGCTGCTGACCCGGGCCGAGGCCGATGCTGAGGCCCAGCGCCGCCTCGACTTGTGGAAGGTGCCGCGCACCACCTACGAGTTCGACGGCCTGCCGGAGCTGTTGCAGCTCGAGCTGGGCCAGGCAGTCACCGTCTATAGCCCGCGCTTCGGCATGTCCGCCGGCGCCGCCGGCATCGTTATTTCACTCGCGCCTGACTGGACCACCGGGCGCGTCAAAGTAGGGTTCCTCGTATGAGCGGAGTACTGAACGACTGCGACACGCTGTTGCAGGGCGCCGTGTTGCGCGTGATTCCGAATGGCCTGGCCGCCCTGGTGCAGGATGCCGCGGACGCGGCCGATGCCGCCCAGGCGGACGCCGATGCTGCAAACCTGCTGCTGGCCGACATCGCCAGCGACAACAAGCTGACCCCCGATAAAAAACCTGATGTCGTCGCCAAGCGTGACGAGATCGTTGCCGAGCAGGTAGGCATCGAAGCTTCTGCGACGGCCCTTGGCGTCACCACGGAAAAGACGGCCTACACCGCCGCCATCACCGCGCTGACGAATTACCTGGCCAGCGCGCCGCTCACCGGGTGGAACACGATCCCAGGCGTCACGATCAACATCACGGGCACAGACATGCGCGCCAAGTTCGGCGACGTCTACGCCAAGCGGCAGGCTCTCCGAAACGCCATCACGACCGCGACAGCGACGAAGGCGGTCTGGGCGAATATCTCCGGCGCTGGCAAGCCAGAGGACGGCGCCACGGTCGGTGCGCCGGCTGGCACCCTGGTGAACGGCGTGCCGGTGGCGAATATCACCGCGGCGGTCACGAACTTCAACGCCAGCAACGACCGCAATGCGACCGCCCTGGCGATCCCAACGATCCTGGCCGATGGCAGCGCGGTCGACCATACGATTCGCAAGGACGGTGCCGCTGACATCTCCTTCGAGTGGGCCTGGGCGGGCGCCGAGGGCGACATCGACGGCTTCCTGGTCTACGTGTACCAGAGCACGTCCTCGTTCGCCTACACCTTCGGCTCGACTCCCTCGCTGGAGACGGTCTACACAGTCCCGGCCAGCAAGCGCGCGTTCATCTTGTTCGGCGCGGCGGCCGACCTGTACACGACGTTTGGCGTGATGGCCTACCGTTCGGTGGACAAGGACGTGAACGCGGCGGGCATTATCAAATCACCGATGGTGAAGCCTGGCCTGGCCTCGGAGAACCCGTACCGTCCGAGTCTCAGCGTGGCGTTTGGCGGCGATATCACCGGCACCATCAACGGAACCGCCGCGGCCACGCTGGTGGCGAATGCGGCAGCCGGTAAAGCTGCAAGCGACGCAGTCGCCGTGATTGCAGACGACAACGTACTGTCGCGGGGCGAAAAATCAGACGTCATCAGGCAGTGGGACACCGTGACGGCAGAGCGCGGGCCACTCGGCGCCCAGGCGCTGGCCCTTGGTGTGAGTAACGCGGGCTACGAGGCCACGATCACGGCGCTGTCCAACTACCTGGGAGGCATCCCTGGCGGGTGGAACGTCCTGACGACGGACTCTGCCATCGTGGGAACGGACTTCAGGTCCAACTGGACCGCGTACTACACCGCGAAGCAGGCGCTGCTCAACGCCATTGCCGGCGCAGCAGCCCGTTCTGGATTCTCCTCGTACAAGACGTGGGACTTCCGCGGAACGCTCGACGGCTGGCAGAATATTGGCGGTATCACGTCGATGAGCTTCACGTCGGACTCGATGATTATTGATTCCGGGGGAGCCGACCCGATCTTCAGGTCCCCGTATGGCCTTGCGCTACCGGGCAACCTCTACAATGTCCTGCGCATGAAGGTGAAGCGCCTGGCTGGCACCGCAGGTTCAAGCTGGGACGGCAACTTGTTCTGGTCCACAACTCAATTCCCAACTGAGGGCGGGAGCGGGCAGGCCCTTGGGATTCCCGATATAACCATCTTAAATGAGTGGGTCATTCTGGAATGGAACATGTCCAAGGTGGCTGAGTGGACGGGCCGTACTGTCCAGTATGTCCGCCCAGACCTCGGTGGCTCCGCAGCGGACACCTTCGAGATCGACTGGATCAGCCTCGGCAGGTATGGTCCGGCGGTGTCGATTGCTGAGCTGGCAGCTGCTCAAGCATCAGCCGACGCGGCTAACGCGGTCCTAGCGGACATCGCAAACGACAACATTCTGTCGAAGGGCGAGAAGCCTGAGGTCATTCTGAAGTGGGACGCCATCGTGGGTGAGGTGGCGGGCGTACTCAACCAGGCATCGAGCCTCGGGGTCAGCAGTGCCGCCTATGCCGCAGCCTACTCGGCGCTTGAGGCATACCTCCCAGGGACCCAATGGAACAGCATCGGCGTCGATACGGTGATTGTGGGCGCCACTTTCCGCACGCGATTCTCCGATTATTACACCGCGAAGCAGGCTCTGTTGAATGCGATGGCCGCAAAGGCCGCGACGACGGCGACCTATCTGGCGGTCCCTGATACGAGGGCTGTCAACACCCCTCCTAGCGGCTACCCCGTCGGACACATTAAGGAATTCAAAGCGCAGGACGTCATTGGCGTTGGCGCGGCGGGCCTCTACTGCGTGCTGGAGACAATGAAAGGCTGGGTGGACAGCTCGGGCGGGGAGGCCATCCAGTGGGCATACGTCAGCGCCTCCACGATCTGGAAGCGCAGTGCTGGGGCTAGCGCCGCTTCATGGGGAGCATGGGTCCGGGACCTGGACAGGGCAATGTACACGGGCGACCTGAACGCTTCGTGGGGCGCACCAGCCGGAACCAACGTAGGCAGCACGCCCGCCACAACGGTCGAGGCTGGCGCGGTGGCTGGGGCAGGTGCCGCGTCCAAGCTCAACAATCCGCCACAAGTCAATGCGGGTCCGGGCATCTCGGAAATTTCGACGGGCAAATCAAAAGTTCTTCCTCCACAAACTGCGGTCGTCACGTATGGAACAGGTCCCTTTTCCTATGAGTGGACCATCGCGTCCACTGAGGGAACTTTGCGTATTACGTCCGGGCAGGGAACAGCCACCATTGGGTTGACCGCCAGTGTTGCGGTTAATCCAGGCTTCTCCCGGGCGGTTGTGACTTGCCGGGTTCGAGACGCCGCAGGTTTAAGTGCGTTCCACTCATTCGATGAGCAAACCGAATTTTATTGATAGGCTGAGATGACCGCATACATGGAAGTCAACGACGAGGACATCGTTGTCGGCGCGACAGGCTCCCCTGATCCTGAAGGGTTCGTGGGGCCACCTGGGCCACCCCCTGAGCCAGTCGAGGGGATTCGATACTTCCGGGTCAACACGCTCGATTTCTTCCGCGACCGCCCAAGTCCGACGAGCGTGCTGAGACGGTACGCGGAGGGCGCCGCCCGCTGGGAGGAGGTCGCGCCGATCGCGGAGTTGCGGAATCGCGCTATCCAGCAAATTGACGCTGCCGGCGAAGCGCTGCGCCTGGCGGTCGTCAACCACATGACGATGCAGACCGAGGAGTACCGGCGAGTCGAAGCCCAGGCGCGCGCATGGCGTGAAGAGGGCTACCCGGAAGAGGAGGGCGGCCCCAGCGCGCCGCGAGGTGTGCGTGGCTGGGCCATGGCGAAGTGGCGGGACGGCTGGACCAACCGCCAGGCTGCCGACGACATTTTGGCCACGGCGGACGGCTGGATGTACATCCTCGACGAGGTCCGAGACTTGCGGCTGGCTAATAAGGAAGACGTGCGGCACGCCGCCGACGCCGCCGAGATCGCCGCGATCAGCGCGGACATGCGCGCCGACATGCGGACGCTAGCCCAGCAGATCAACCTCACCCTGACGGAATAGCATGCCCAACCTGAGAATCGTCTCCGACAACGCGCTCGAGCGCGCGGCCACGTTCACCGCATCGAGTACCGCCGGCACCCTGGTGGTGGCGAACCTGCTGCAAGCGAGCAAGTCGAGCGTGCACCGGTCCGCAGGCGCGACGCCGCTGGCCCTCACATACACCGCAACATGGACGACGGGCGAGCCCATCGGCTGCGTCGCTCTTCCGTATTGCAACCTGTCGCCGACCGCGACCATACGCGTGCGGGCCTATGCCAGCAATGGCACGACGGTCCTGTACGACAGCGGTGTTACACCTTTACCGGCGTGCCCGGCGCCGGCGGCGCGGCCTCGAGGCTTCACCGCGGCCCAGGCAGCCAGCGCCTACAGTAACGGTGGCGGCGCGTGCGCGCGGCACTGGTTCAGCCAGGTCACGGCGTTCAAGGTCATTGTCGACATCGCGGATCCAAGCAACCTGCAGGGCTATATCGAGGCCGCTTGCATGGTCGTCGGCCCGTACTGGTCGCCGCAGTACAACGCGTCGGACGCGCCGCTGACGATCGTGGACAGCAGCAAGCATGAGCGCACCGCGGCGGGCGGCCTGGTCACCGACCCGGGCTTCATCTTCCGGAAGGTGCCGGTCGACCTGTCGTGCATGCCGCCGGCGGACCGCGAGACGTTCATCGGGCTGCTGCGCAACAGCCAGGCGTACCCGATCCTGCTGAGCGTCTTCCCGGGCGACGCCGACACCGCGCGCGAGCGCGACTACACGGTCTACGGCAAGCGGTCGCAAGACTCGGCCGTCGCCATCAAGTACGCCTCGGCGTATTCATCCACCCTGTATGTAGAGGAGCTCTAATGACACGAGCAGGAATTGTCACGTTGCGATTCACGTCGCGCTGGCCATACAACCCCATGAGCCTGGCGATTGCCACGTTCACCGGATCGAAGTTCTTCAGCCACGTCGTGTCGATAATCGGAAAGCGGGCTTACGAGGCGTCGATGACACACGGCTGCCGAGCCTGCTCGGTCGACCAGGTGATGGACGGCGTGGTGCGGTACCGCGACATGCACATCGAAGTGCCCGACATTGACGCAGCGATCGCGTTCGGCGAAGCCCAGGACGGCAAGCCCTACGACTTCGCCGGCGCCATCGGCCTGCCGCTGCTCAAGTCGGACG